GTCAGTTGCGTCTATGTGTTTAACAATACCAAACTCATTAACTGAAACTCGCGCAATAGACGACCCACCACCATACGTATATAATCCTGGCTGCACTGCACCTAAAACAGAATTGTGTGAGGTTTGGCCACTATCTAAGCGTATATTAATACCATTATCTGTTACTGTTGTAATGATATTATCAGGTTGGCCTGAAATATTGAAAAAATCAGTACCAAGATTTATCGAATCTACACCACTACTAATAGCAGAACCTGCAGTGTATGGTAGAGTATTTGTAGTAACAGCGTTGCCAGTTCCAGCTTCTGTTACTGTAGTAGAAGTGGCATTTTGCCAACCTGAACTTGAGCCATATAATAGAATTAAAGAATTACTTGTTGCACCAGGTGTTCCTGTTGGAGTACTAAAGTTACTAGTTTTAACACCACCAGTTCCTGTTTGTATGTGAACATCTGCTAGTTGTCCAGCCAAAACCTCTGTTACAGTTGCGCCAACGCCACCAGATCTTGCGCCGATATTTAAAGGTGCTGTTCCTCCTGTTACGGGACCATGATAAGATGTAGTGGTTACACTATTATCTAATGTTCCATTAACGAATACTCTAACAGTTGTTCCATCATAACCAACATGGAAATGATTCCAGTTTGTTGTTGTTACAGTGTTAGTATTCGCCGACCAAAAATTTGATCCAGTGTTATCTTTTGAACCAGCAATAGCAAGTGTAGAAACACCATTATTTGTGTTATCAAATATAACAAAATGGCCGTGCTGGTTGATAATACCATCTTGGAACATTCCAGTCCCGCCAGCTGTAGTGTTTGAATCTTTTTTATACCAAAAATCAATCGACCATCCATCTGGCCCAAAAGCACTATCTGCATCTGCAGCGGATACAGATAAGTATTTTCCTGCATTAAATTCAATAGATGTATCAGCAGGAATAGCAACAGCTGAATTATCAGCACTAATTCTCAATGTTGATGAAATTGAAGCAGTACTAATACTATCAATTCTACCATATGAATCAACATGAAGAATTGGAACCTCAGTTGTTGACCCAAATGTACCAGCATTCGATTCATTTATAGCAGTTAAGTCAAATGAATTTAATGAATCATTATATACAATATTTTGACTATTAGCTAAAGCATCATCTAAGTCAGAATCAAAGTTTTCTGAGTTATAGCTAGCAAGAACATTAACTGAAAAGATACCGTTAATTGAATCATATACCATATCTCCGCCAGGAGAGAACATACTACGTATAGTTGAAATAGAACTACTATCGTCTAATCTATCATCAAATCTAGCTGTAGTATAATATAAATTTGAGTCGCCTTCTCTAACATTATCTGTTGTAATAGGATCAGATACTGTAACACCAGATAATATTCCAGATGAATCAAATTGAAGAATAGGTATTGTAAGGCCATAATTGCCAGAGCCACCTGAAGGTTTAGTAATATATGTGTATTGTTCACTTCCAGATGTTGTGCCATATACAATTAGATGATCAGGCGTTGTTACTAAACTTTTTGGATAAGATATATCATATGAACTAGTTTCATCAATATCCAACACTTCATCTAATGTAGCAGTAGTTACATCGTATGGTGTCGATAATGTTAGTTTGAATATTTCATTTGTGGTATCATTACTTTCCAACAAGTAAAGAGTTGAACCATTATTATCAAACGCTATACCCCACAGAGCATTTGCAGTAATATTTGAATCAATATCTGTTGGGTGATAATCATTATATGATGTTTGCGTACTAATATCATAAGGAGTACTAACATCAATAACAGCTAAATTTTGAGTATGAGATACCGCAAATAATTTAGTTCCATCATTATTCCAAGCATATCCTTTATCAGTTCCTGTTACACCATAATCATTTGTGGATTTGAAACTACCAGGTACAGCAGATAAAGTGCTTATATCATATGCTGTGCCTAATGTAAAGGTATAAGATATTGCTCTTGGGCTTGACCCGCCTGGTCTTCTTACAAAAACTAATAAGCTTGTACCATCATTGTTAAACGTCATCGCTTGGGCGCCGTTTGTTTCTCCGCCCATATCTCTTGATACACTTTGACTAAATGTAGCAGTAGATAAATCGTATGGTGTACTTAAATCCCATTCTTCAAATTCTTCATCAAAAGAACCATTAGTTCCAATAACAAACCATTTAGTACCATCATTATTAAATTGTGATTGACTTGGAGCTCCTGCAAAATTTTGTTGCAAATTACTTGATGTAATCTGCTGGCCTTTAGAAAAATCAGCTGAAACATCTGAAGTAGCAGTACCATAAGTTCCGGTTACTATACCAGAACTATCTAAATCAATTGTTAATTGATATTGAGTTCCAATTTTTGTAGCAGAAGTTTTAAGACCAGTTCCACCAATTACTTTTATATCTTCATCATTATAAATTTGAACAGAATCTGTAAATCCATCATCTGTAGTAAAAATAACATGTTTAACTCTTTCAACTTCAGTGTCTACATAAATTTTACTTGTTAGATCAGAATCATCAAAAGCACCTAATTGAGTTTGCTTGAATGATGTTGCTTCAACTGGAGCTGAAATATTAAGTTGTGTAGCAAAGATGTTTATATCGCCAGTAGCACTTATTGAGTTACTGTCAATTGTAAAATCATCTACTTTTAAAACACGAAGCGTACTTTCATTTTCATAATTGCCAGTAGATGAATCAAAAACAAGAAGATCGTTATGACTAGATCCGACAGCTGAAATACCTGAAATATTAAAAATACTAAACGAACCAGATGTAACTCTTCTAACTGGAGTTCCAATTATAACCTTTTTAACTACAGTTGTTCGGCCTTGAGAAGTTAGTGTTATTTCAGCCATTTATTCACTGCCTCCCGGAGTTGGTGTGACATTTGGTGTCACTTGAACTCTTCCTTCTAACAGCCTTTCAGCTATTGTATCACCAGCGCTATCAACAAAAGAAAGTATGACATCATAAACATAACGTCCCTTTTCTAAAGCTTCAGTTTGAACATTAGTTAGTGATATAGTAGCAATACCGTCAGAAGGTGGGCTTGCAACTATTGAATTGAAATCAGTATAAGATGTAGATGTATATGATTTTTGTAGTCGTGCCGAAACCGTATGGTTTGTCAGATCTTTTGGAGATCCTTGGTCGTCTACTAAATGTAGCTCAATTGCTATGTCTGCACCTTGAGCTAAGGTGAATTCTTCATATTGGGCCATGAAATACTCCTACCGATTTCTTTGTCGGACGTGCAAAACGCCCCTGCCTCTTTTATATTCTATTTATAAAGATTAGCTTTTAGAAAGGGTAAGATAATAAGAATTTATTAAGGTTGCAGTACCTTGAGGAATTGATTGTCCTCTATAATCATCTGGACCTATTTGTTCAGTAAAGTGTTTTGAACTATCAACTAAAGTATTAGTAATTGTTGAACTTCTATACGTATTATCAACAGAAGAAGTGCTAACTTGATAATCTAATATGTAACCTGATAAATTTACAGCAGCCCATCTAATTAATTCACCAATAAAATTATCGTATTCAGCAATAGTGTAATGTCTTAAATCACCAGATGGTGTAATATAAAGAGGATATCTATTTACATCCCCTCCAGCTGTTCCAGTTAAATTTCTATCAAAAGCATCTGCTTTTTGTTTATGCAAATACCAAGAAGTGTTAGTGGTTGGAGTATCTGCTGAAACGAATAATCCATTTCCAGATCTTTCTGCATCATAAAAAGAAACATTTGCATTAGTATCAGTGTATATTGGTTGGGATGAAACATTATCAGCATCTGTTGCTGAAACTGATGTAGTAACAAAATAAGTTCCACCGCGATTATCATCTGCAATAGCTGTTTTATCATTTAACTTATCAATTGCAGGTTTTACTAATATTTCAACTGCTTCATCAATAGGAAGAGCTCTAATATTTCCAGTATTTGTAACATAAGCTAAAGGCTTAGTATTTGTTGGCTTTGTTACAGTTGCCTTTGTTTGTTGTATTTTTTGCTGTGATACAGTAATAAGGTCAACTGCTCCAGTTTCAGCTGGTGTTGGAAATCTATCAACTCTAGATAAACCTGCGCTAGGTGCATATCTTGTGTCATCAATAGAATTTAAATTACCACCAGATGCAACATAACTTAATTGCACACTAGGATTAGAGCTATAGTGAAAAATTCCTCTTTCAATTAAGTTTATAACGTGTGCAGCACTTGCTGGACGTACATCTTCAGATGATGTGTCCCATACTAAAGGATTGCCAGCCATACTTAAACTCCTGCACCATACAACGTCTTTATAGCAGATCCAGCAGAATCATAAATGATTAAAGAAACAGCAGAAGCTAATTGACTAGAAGTAATTGACGAATCTGCATTAGTTAAATCGGAATCAAATCTTGCAGAACTATAATATAAGTTTGTAGTTCCTTCATTTAATGAATCTGTGTCAGTTAATGAAAATCTATTTGGATATTCTAAGTTTTTATTAAAATTCCATGTATCATCTGATTGTTGATATAGTAATGTAGCATCAGCACCATTTAATTGAATACCACCACCATCAGCATCAGTTGGTGTTAATGCACTATCAGCTAATATTAGTAATTTATCTGAAATACTTAAATTTGAGCTACTAACTGTAGTAGTTGTACCTAAAACTCTTAAGTCACCTAGAACAACAAGGTCGCTATCTATGACCATTTGCCCAACTTGTATAGGATTAGCTGAATCACTATTAGCTAAATATACTCCTACGTCAGAATCACCATAAGCTGCAACTCCTGCTGTTAATTCAGCTAGTTGATCAACTCTAATTTTATTAACAGCGTCATTTGATGCTGCATCAACATTGTATAAAATGAGCCAATCTGCGGAATCGGCAGAATCTGCACTAATTGAAGGTAAATCTATAATTCTGGGCATACTAAAACCTCTTTTTTCTGGTTACTAGTATTTATATAATTTCGATTCGTGCGGTTTATTTAAAGAGGTAGTAAAATGAACAAATTTCACATTTTCGTTAAATTTATTTTTTTCATGGTAAAATAATTGTGTATCTTCTACCTTTTTTCTCCATCTATCAGCAATTTTCATATTTTTGCTACTATCATTCGTCCATCTAGTTACCCATGACTTAGGGACAAACTTTAAATCTAAGTGTTTCTTAACCTGATCTTCAACAAAATATTGCTCACCATTTACTGGACCTATTGTAATACCTTCTTTAATATAATGTGATTGCCAATGCTTAGAATTATTAATAAATTCATCAAAAATGTATTTACAGTCTTTAGGATAGTATTTAAAAAACCCGCCATTTAGTAAATATCCAGCTCTTTCATTCCACCACGCTGGAATTGATAAAAATTCACCTCTTTGAATAGGATATTCAAATAATTCATGGAAATTATTTTCTAATAAAATATCAATATCCATTACAATAATGGGGTCAATATAATCTAAATTCATAAGAAACATTTTATTCCATTGTAATGCTACTTTTGAATCTAATGGATTTCTTATCCAAACAAGATCATATCTTCCCTTTAGTTTTCGGTTTAAGTATTCTTCATACTCTTCACCATATTTTTTTCCCATTCTGAAAACAAATATTTTTTGTGCTTGATTAGTCTCACCTGAAGAATGTGTTGTAATAGGCATTATGATTTTCCTAAAGTTCTTCCATCATATGGAACATCATCCCAAATTAATTCAAACTTCTTATTAATAGCATGAATAATTTTATGTCTTGGATCTACTCCATCATCTGGCAATCTTCCATGCCAAATATCATCTAAAGTATCATACTTTAATTTTTTAGTTTTTACTAAATAACTAAACATGGTTTCATTATCGAATGCAAACCTTGAATGTAGTGCTTCAGGAAACATTGTTGCTTCATCTTCTTGTAATTTTAACATATCAGCAACTAATCCTTCAAATTCCCCTTGCCAATTCATTGCCATAATTGCTTTTTTACCGCCAATTACTGTTCCTGTGTTAATAACGTCGTTTTCAGGATCATGTCCGTTTTGAACTAAAAGAGCATAACAATTCCAATATTTTATACCAGGGTTTCTATCACAACTATTATATTTTGTTAAATCGTAGTGCTTACTCCACTCAGCTAAATCATTATTATTCTTTGCCCAAAGCTTATTCATATTGTGGACTTCAAATATATTATCTTTTGTTCTAGGAATAATATCAATATCCATATAAAAAACTTCATCATAAGTTTTCGCTAATTCTTGAAGCAAATGATTCTTATAATAATTTACAATATGATACATTGGAAGCTTATCGTGAACACCTTTACAATAACGATAATATTCTAAAAACTGTTTATCATAAGTGTACATATGATAGTCTGCATCACATTGATCCGCATACCATTTTTGATTCCACATCAATCTATTTTTATATGCTTTTAACTTATCTTTAGTTTCCCCAGCTCTTTCACCTCTATGCGTATTTTTCTCGGCATGTTTTGAATAACCTGTTTCATCCAAAAGTGCTTCAGGGATTTCAATATAAATTGAAAAAATAACTCTCTTTTTCATGATTTTATCCCTATTACTAAAAATTGTTTATATGGTCTTTTTCCCATATCATCATGATATGTAAATTCCATTGTCGTTTCATATAATACATCTTTAAATCCTACTGATTTTTTCAGCGCTCGCATATTCTTAAATAAATTTATATGTCCTCTAGCTGTTAAATTATTTCCACTCATTACACAAAGGCGATTTGATGGAATTATATCTCTCATATGATAACTATGCTCACAACTAGTATTTATGTACACATCAGCGTTATCAATTTCTCTTTTATCAAAAATAACATTTTTTTGATGGTGAACGAATTCAGGTTTGTATATTCCATTTACATACCAACTTAAGTTTTCTGTGATTGGATCCATATCATATAAATCTATTTTTTTAGCTCCCATTTCATATGCAAAGGGAACTGAAAAATAACCAATCCCACCATTCAAAATAGCTACTCTTTGATCTATACAATTTATTCTATCTGCCCACCATTTTTGAATTTGAAATTCAATTGGTCCTACTTGAGCGCAGATATTAGCATGCATTCCATCCCATGGATAAGTATGTTTAAGTTGATCAAGTATTTTTTGGAATCTATCTACATCTTTTTCTTCAATGTGATACATGTTTATGTTTCTCTTCTGCACTTAGCCCTTCGAGCATATTAATAATCCCAGGCTTATCATGACCTAATACTCGTTGTGAAGTGACTATACCTTCATCATAATAATTAAAATGATTTCTTCTTTCTGGATTACTATAAGGTCCAAAATTATGGAACATAAAAGTATCCATAGAAGGATAAGTATAAAAACATTCATTTAAATTATTTTCTACAAAATTATATATAGCTTCATTTTGACCTGGTTTCCAAACCATAACTGAGCTATTAAATAATGGACAACGAGTAACATGATATTGCCTTTTCCACTCAATACCATCATCTTTGTCCCACCAATAATTCCAAACTAAATATGGCCTAGCATGATTAATCTCTTCAAAAAAATAAGCTAAATCACCAGTAATATTTGTATCCAGATCAAGATATAATATTGTATCATCTGGATTAAATTTTTTATCTTGGTCAAACATTGTAATTTTACGATAATGAGGAATTCCTCCAAAATCATCACGGTGATAACCATTTTGAACAGCATCGAACCTTTCATCAGGTTGTAAAGAAGCTCTATAATGTTTTTTCTTTGCTCTTTCCCAATGTTTATATTTTTTAAAGTTATCAAATATTTCAAAATCAAAATCTACTGAACAATTCTTTTTCACTTTTTCATATAAATCATCAATATCTTTTTCACCATAGAGTTTTCCCCATCGAGCACACACTATTTTATTTTTGCTTGTAGACGTTCTAGGAGGTCTAGGATTCATTATATTATACAACCACTTCATTCTTCAACTCAATCTTTTCACCTGCCATATTTCTTACAATTGCATTTGTTCCTTTATAATACCAATCAACAGCTTCAACTGGTAAATAATTAAAGAAGTCTTTTACTCCCCAACAATACCAAAGATAAGCATCGACACGTCTATATGTAAAAAATACTTCATTTTTAAATTTATTAACGAAATCGTATACTGGTCTCATTTGACCTTTTCGCCATACTGTTACAGAACTATTTAACGGAGTTATATTTTGATTTTTATAATCATCCATAAGTTCCCATTCTGGTGTATCATAATCAAATTGAATCCACGGTTTATCAGTAGATAAAGTTGTAAAATATGCTAAATCATCAGTGATTAACATATCTATATCCATCATCATAATTGTATCATCTTCATGACAATGATCGTCCATACCAAATGGATACATTTTTCTATATAAAGGAATTCCTCCTAAATTATAATGGTGATATCCATTTTGAAATCCTTCACCTTGAACTACTTTTGGTTCTCCTTCACCTCTATAATGTTTTTTACTATAATCTCCCCAACCATTTTCATGATCTCTTATAACTGTTAAATTCCAGGGTACACTACAATTTTTTTCAATTCTTTCTTTTAAGCGATCTATATATTCTTCACCATATAATGTTCCCCACTTAGAAACTATAATTTGTAGCATCCATCATCTTCCTTATGCCCTATTACCAAATAATAAATTTCTCCATGTATATTTTTTTCACCGGAATATAAAATATTCTTAATTCCAGTTGATTCTATGAATTTATCTATACTCTCAAAAACATGAATATTTCCTCGTTTACATTTACTAGAACCCATTAAAGCAAACATAGGATTATTTTTATAATTTTCATTAAGCATAAAAAAATCATTTCCAAGAGATGACATAGAAAGACAAACTACTAAATCTGGATCTTTTCTAATAAATTCTCTATCAAATACTACATCTAACATAATATGTTCTACATTTGCATTTTTAATTAATTTTGTAGATTGATAATTAACGTATTTAACTGAAGGATCATAATCATAAAATTTTATATCTTTGAAACCCAATTTATCTAAAATTATAGAAGAATAATAACAAAAACCAGGCGCTAACCAATTTACTCTAGACATTATAGTTGGATCGTGTATAACATTTGTTAATTGATCATATAACCACATATTTTTTTGTAATTTACGTTTAGATAATGATCTATAAAAATCAATTTTCATCCATGGACAGTTTTCATCTAATGCAAATAGACTATCAACTAAACTATCATTAATATTGTAATCATCTATTATAAACATAATTTATTCTTTTCAGACATAGTTAATCCAGCTAAAGTGTGAATAATTGTTTCGCCTTCTTTAACAAAGCGAGAATCAGATGCTACTGTATATTTTGGAAACCAATTAAAAAAGTTTCTATTTTCATCTGAAAAAGTATGTGGCCCAAATCTATGGAATAGCCAATTATCATTGCTTCCATATGATAACATCATATTCCAATATTGTTTCATCATTTCATCAAAAACAGGTAAACATTGACCTGGTTTCCAAACTAAAACTGAACTATTAAAATAAGGACAACTTCTAAGATTATAGAGCTTTCTCCATAAATTGTCTATTTCAAATTGCCAGCTTCGAGCAATATATGGCTTAGACATATCTAAATCAAAAAAGTAAGCTAAATCTCCAGTTATAAGTGTATCTAAATCTAAATATAATAAAGTATCTTCTTCACTAAATTGCTCAACATCTCGGTTAAACATAAGATATTTACGCCAATGAGCCATGCCACCAGCGTCTTCTCTACAATAATCTTGATTAGGATTGTCTGTTACTGAAGATTCTGGATCCTGCGTTCCTCTAAAACAAATTTTTTGACCTTTTGCAAGTTCATCAAATTCATCACCAAGATGAACACTTTCAATTGTAGTAAATTCAAAATCAACTGAACAATTTTTATTTACTTTATCGAATAATTGTGATACATGCTCTTCAGTGTATCTTTCACCCCACCTGAGGTAAATGATTTTGTTTCCCATTATAAACCATCACTTTATAATTTTATATAATATAGCTAAAATTTCTAATGCATCTTTAGATTTCTGAATTTTTCTTTTTTTAAACCATTTATAAGAAAGACTTACTTCTTCCATTTTAAATATTTCTGCTTTAAATTTAAATAAGAAACTTTCATCGTGTCTATTAGCAATTACTTCTTTTATTAAAACATCAATTGCAGTAGCTTTTTCTTTAAATCCATCTGATAATCTTGCTTCAACACCCGCTTTTACAGCTGCTTTCTTTTGTTCCGCTAAATCTTGATTTCTAATGATTGTTTGTCTTTCAATATCTTCAAGATCCATTTCTTCTAATAAATCATGAAAATCTTTTAATTCCCAATCAACTTCTATAGAATGCGCCACAATTTTATCATCATCTTTATATAAGATTTCTATCATTGTTTTTTGACGATCTAAGAATTTAGCTTCTACAATCTTTCCACTAAATACTGCCATTATAAATTACACCTTTTGTATTTTCAAATAATATCTTCTATAAATTGCTTCTCTTCCACTTGGAACAATTTGACGATATGTTCCATCTTCTCTAATTATATATGGTAACGCAGAATCGTACTGAGTGTACTCATAATCTACTTCATATGTACCATATTCGTCATAATCACTAACAGGTCCACCAGATGAATCGATAACAGTATCTAAAATAGCAGTAGTTCTAATATTACCACTATCCCATGCATATCTTATTTGATTTAAAGGTCGCCTTGCGGCTGAATATCGAATAGATTTAGAAAGACATTCATCGAAATCTGAATCTGTTAATTCTTGTAAATGATCTGAATCGTCAATTACAATACAATTAAAACTTTCTGCACGAGTTGGATTAATTCTATGTAAATAGTATGAAGTTAATTCTAATGGCTGATCTGAATCTTCAGGCAAAGGGCCACTTCCAAATGCTTCAACATCTGCTATAGTATTAACAAAAATTGGAGTAGTTGATATAAGTTCAGCATCTTCTACAAATTGAGTAGTTGATACTACATATGTTCCAGCTTGAGTACTATCTGCCCAGCCAGTAAGCGTAAGTGTCTCAATAGCTGAATCCATAAAGGTATCATAAAAATCGGAATCAGTCATCGCCTGGATGTGATCGCTGTCATTTAAATAAACTGGAAATCCTCTAAGATTTGTATCAGGACAAGTTGGAGTTGTACTAGAATCTTCTATTGATTGTTCAACTCTGTTATAAGCAACATCTATTGTACTTAAAGGTTTAAGAGGATCTCCAGCTAAAACAGCACCACCAGAAACAGTTCTTCTATCATATAGTGGAGCTCCTGGTAAATTACCACCAGATGGAACAACACCTAATGTTACAGAAGGATTGGCGCCGTATAATGAAATTATACGTTTTCTAACTTGTAACATGTCATCAAGAGACATTTCTATTAGGTTGTCGCTATCATCTATTCTAAGCGGTCTTCTTCTTGCCATAATAATTAACCACCGGATGAATCTGCTGTGAAGCCATATAAATCTTTTGCAATAGTTCCATCAGCCCTTCTAATGCGCAAATTCTCATCCCGTATTGGTTGAAAATTATAAACTTCATTAATAGCAGCCACGAGGTCAGAATCTGCAGTAGTGATTAAATTATCTAAGTCACCACTATTCGCACCAAGAATATTTGTTTTCTCCCGCCAAGCGTCGATTGTATCGCTTAAATCTACGTAAATTTTTCTTGCCATCTAATCCGCCCATTTTATTCTTTATTTATAAGCCGCCAATACTATCATAAACATACATTGTTTTGATTATACTGCCAGCTGAATTAACTAAAACTACAGTCGTGTCAGTATAATAGTCCTGTCTATACGTATAAGCAGAATTAATAGCACCAACAAGATCAGAATCTTCTGGTGTAATTAACCTATCTAAATCACCCATATATTGAGAAAGAAGATTTGTTTTTTCTCTCCATGCTTCAAAGTGATCGCTTAAATCTACTCTTACTTGACGTGCCATAATTAATTATCCAATTTATTTAGAAGTACATTTAACATAGTTTTCAATTCTTTTACTTCTTCTTTTAGTTCAATTAATTCTTTTTCTTTTTGTTTCCGTGCCTCTTTAGCTCTTCTTGCAATTGCAATATTACTAGAAGTATTTAAAATAGCTCCTGTATTAGGATCTTTTACTAAATCGCTATTTCCTTCTACCGGTAAAAATTTCATATTATGTCCCTAGCGCAATTGCTCTTAAATCTTTTATTACAGGAACCTTAGAACTATTTGTAGATTTCATAACAATTTTTAGTTGGTATACCGAGAATGAAGATAGGCTACCGCTACTTCCTCCAACTAGGTATCTATATTCTCTAAATTCATCTCTATTCTCATCAGAAGGAACTTCCGTCTCTATTGTAGCAAGTGACCAATCAACTAAGTTTAAATCTTCGTCTTCAGTAATTGCTTTATAATAAACTTCTATAGTAGAAACTGATGGTCTATTTGCACTAAATACAATTTTTAAACCAACAGCATCTTGAATAAGAGTAACAGGCTTTGTTATATGCTTTGATAAAGAAGAACCTTCAGCTGGATCAGTTTCTGCTACATAATTTAAAGGAACATTTTTACCTGATGCAGGAGCTGCTGCTTGATCATCTATTTTATGTGATATACCTGTTAATGAACTTCTTTGTAAATCAACAATAGGTGATACATATTCAGATGCAGTAGTCATTAATACATTCATTTTAGCAGTAGAAGTTGCTAATGAAGTTTCTTTTGAACTTTGCGCTATAACTCTTGGAGCTGGAAAGAAATTATATTCTTTATTATTAAGACTTGTAAAGATAACATCCTCAGCATAAGCTGTTTCATTTCCAGCAAAAGATTTACCAGTGTGGAATTTACCTTTATACTGTAAAGCAGTTTCTTCTGGCGCAATCGTTTCAATATAAGGGAAGACTTTATCCATTAGCATTTGATCTGATGCAATTACATCATCACCACCAGAAGTAGTTGTAATGCTTGCAGTTGAATCCATGTCAAAAGTATATCCAGTTCCATCAATTGCTGTGATAATATGATTGGCGTTTAAGCTATCTTGTGAGAATCCACCAATATTACCAACAATACCACTAAGAGTAACAGTGTCTCCAACAAATAAACCATGTTCATTATGTTTTACTGTGATTTCAGCTGAACCTGAAGTTGTAGTAATTGGATTATCACCGAGAAGTTTATTAGGTAAGCTTATATTTTCTAAATACGCAGTTGATGTTCCAGTAGAAAATGAAGCTCTATAAGCTATAAACATTAAATCTTCTAATTGTGAAGGCTCCCAATCTGCAACGCTTTGAGGTTTAAACATAGAACCTAATGTAGGTTGTTTTGTAATTCTCTTTTCAGTAGATCCTAATTCAAACTCGCCCATTCTTGAAATGAAAAGATTATAATCAGAAGCATCTGTAAGAACTACTAAAGCATATTCTGTTTGTGGGTTTAAATAAATAGGTTCATCAAATTCAAAATCAGTTCCTACACTTCCATCGGTTGAAGTTTGAACATTAATAGGATCTAAGATTTTATTTGAACCTGGTATAATAACCTCATCACTCGGCGCCCCATTTTTCATAGGTCTTAATTGAATCCAAATTGGAAGAGTACTAGATTTATTTTTAAAATATAATCTTATTTTAGTTAAAAACACACCAGTTGTTTCAGCAACATAAAAAGATTGAGCTAATGGATTATGCTTTCTTGTTAAGTTTGGTGGATTAACTCTTCTTGTATTAACAAGATTAGCTGTTTTAGTTTCTATAACACCTTCTGCTGCAAAAGAAGCAGAAGCTACAGAACCTGAAGTATCTGGATCAAAAGTTGTAATATCTAATAAAGTAAATTCTTTTACACCAGTTCTAAATCTAATACTTGGTGTATTAGGTATAAAGAAAGAACCAGAAACTTCACCTTTAGCATCGGTAAATAAATTAGAACTTCCATCTGGATGACTTGTTAATTTAGATTTAGTGTTTCCGTATTCGGCTTTATTTGTATTAATTCTTTGGAAGGCTTCAGATTTGCACCAATCACTAACATTAACACCATCAAAATAAGGAATAATTCTTGTATTAGGTCTTAAACCTACAGCTTTAAAATAAACTTTTCTTGATCTCATAAATGGAATTAAAGTTACATCAACTATTCTATCATTAACCACTTCTCTAATTGTTTCATTTTCTACAACTCTAGTTGTTACAGTAGAATTTCTATCAATACCATTCCATCCCCATTCATTAAATGAATAAAGTAATTCTTGTTTTGGCGTTAAACTTACACCCCCTTGTAATACTACAGTGGCTGGAGTTTTTGTATCTCTATGTTCATCAGAAGCACCTGATAAAATCACTGTGCCATTATATAAAGAAGTAGTAAATGGATTGGCGCTTTGAGTATTAGAAACTTGAGGTTGAGAAATATAACTTGTTTCATTATATTTTACATATACATTATCGCCTTTTAACACAGTATTAGTCGATAAAGAAGAATCATACACTAATCCAACATTTTTTTCAACATATGCAGAATTTAAAGTTTGTTGACTAGGATTAATTGACGCTTTATATTCTGAACTTGTAGTATCAGATAAAATATGACTCGTAAAGTTATCTACTGCAAATCCAGATTTAGTTCTGGGTGTTCCATTTGAATCAATTAATTCTAATGCATTAGTATCTAATTCAAGTAATGAAAGACTAACAGCTTTTTCTAAAGTGTTTACTCTTTTTTCTATTAAACCAATGTCTTTCATAGTATAGCCTTTGGCTTCTATGAATTGAGTTACCATATCACTATCATGTAGAGTAAATGGATTCATTTTAACTCTATATAATTCTAAAGCATTTGGCGAAACTTCTTTAAACTTTGGTGTTAAAGAAGAAATACCTTGTAATACAGATAACTCTCCTTGTTCATCAACTATAACTTTATCATATCTTGGTAGATAATAAGTAATGTCGGAATTAATAACGTCAGTATTTTTTGGAAGTTCATGAATTCGTCCAGTTCCGCCAACAAAAGTATCACCAACGTTTTTAACTGAACGAAAATCCATAACATTTCTTAAATCAACTACGGTTCCATCTTGTTTAGTATATGATGGAATATCAGTGTAGCTTAATGAAGAGTATGAATTAATTCCAAAGAAATCACCTGAAGTGGCGTGCTGAAAATGTTTAATTGACCAGAAAACATTTGTTGGTACTGCAATACCGCCTTTAAGCACTAATCTAGAAATATCATAATATGCATCTCTTTGGCCAGTATCTAAGTTAAATTGGTCAGAAATGTCTGCGCCGTTTTCACTATCTTGTCTAATATAATTCACTTGAAAAGCATCAGGAACAGCAAGGTCTACGTAACGCTCTCCATTACCACCAGTGTTTAAGCTTCCTTGATTTCCAGTAGTTTCTTGTATTAACTTTTGTTTAACTGTTCCAACACTTTTATTAACATAAGCAAAAAGTGTTAAATTAGAATTAAATGGCGCGCCTGAAATAGAAGCTGTCGTAGTACCAGATCCTGAAATCGATGGAGTGACTAAAGCTCCATCAGAATCTACTGCTGTAATCCAATCAGAAGTACTTGCCCAGGTTTCACCTGCTGCTGATAAAGTTAAATCAACTGCTCCAGCACCATCCGTTACAGCATTGATTTTTCTCTGTACTGTTAATGATATGTCATTAATTGTAGAAGGTCTAATTTGTGGAAGAGGAAATAATAAATCTATATTATTTGCTTCTTTTAATACCGCTAAATTATTTTCTAATAATAAAGTGGCATTATTAATTGAAGAAGTTCCAAGAGATTTAACGTTTCTAAAATTATTACCACCAGACATTGCAATATTAAATAGATAAATTCTATAAGTACCATCACCAACACGGTCAATAGATCTAATTCTAGCGGTACCTATATTAGATCCAGATCCATAAGTAGCATTATCTCTTAAATTAACTTCAGAAAATGTGGATATATCAGGTAAACCTATTAAAGTACTTGCAATAACATAGTTTCCAAAGTTACTTGCAACTACTTCATTTTCTAATTGCTCGGTATCTTGAGCTCTAGGCACTTCTAATTCTGTAGGATAATCTTTATTAACTCTATATCCATTAACATAAGCTGTGCCATCAGAAATATTTAAATTTAGATTTGTTGCATCTGCTGAATCATACAAAATTTTAAATGGACGCACTAAATAGTTTCCAGATTCTTCCTTTGTTCTTAAAGCAATTAAGTCATTTATTTTATTATATTGATTAAATCCGGTTACAGCATCTACAACATTTGAATTTATTACTTTAGCTAAATAAACAAATGTATCAGTTGCACTTGTATTTGCTTCATCAATTAAAGTTAATGTAATTCTAAATCTATCTGCACCAGGTGCTGTAGTATTAGGAAGTTTTTGTGAGTTATCATAAAGAGATTCATCATCATCTTCTGTAACAATGTCTTGAACAACTTTAAATCCAACAGTACCAGTATAAATGGGGCTATACTTTTGAATAATTATTTCTTGTTTGGGCGCAAATACAAAGAAACCATTGACGAAAAAGGAACCCTCATCTACGGAGAACTTGACGCCTTGTCCAACCGCTGGATTTGAAATTGTGTTTGTTGTTTGTACTCTTAAAATAGTACCAGTAGAAACACCTACAATATCTTCACCAGGTGTTAATCTAATTGGAGTATCACTAACTGTTCCACCTATCGTATTGGTATATTCTACATAAAGTGTATGAGGATCAGATCCTTCAATCCCAACTTGCTCTAAAACTTTTACTCTTACATTTGAATTTTGACCAACAAATGTTTCATCAAGAATGCTTCCATCAACTGGAACAGAGTAAACTCCAGCATCTAATTTTACAAATTCATACTTATTATTTAAAGCAACTGCTCCAGGAAGAACATCAGCGCCCTCTTTAAAAATATTGCGGCCGAATCTTTCCAATTGCTTTTGAATAATCGTTTGAGATTGTGTTAACTCTCTAGCTTGTAAGTGACGTCCATTGTTGAATAAGATACGAACAAACCCGTTACTATCCGCGTAGTCATCTCGGTATCTAGTTTCAAATAATTTTTCAGTGTAATTTATCGTCATGTGCTAGCTCTTTATAATTGTAGAATGATTTTAACATCTTCTGTTTGATTAGACATTCTCTCAACTGCTGTTCTATTATCAATGTATAGGACTTCTCCAGAGAATGGATCGACTTCTGAACTATCTATGATAGATCCTAGTACTCCTTCACCAGAACCATCAGATTCTGTTATTGTTTCACCTAATGTAAAGGTGCCATATCCAGTTGTAGAGTTTTGATGATAATATAATAAATTTGAATCTACTTCATCAATATAAGCCTTTGTGCCTGAAGTTCCACCTACAATTGTTTTATCAACACTAAAGGCTACTGTTGTAGATGATAAGTTTAAAGCTTGTAATGCATTACCTGTGTCTGCAGTAAAGTCTGAATCACTTCCATCTCCTTTTACAGGATTTCTTATTAGACCAACTTGACGGAAATCTTGGACAACAATAAAATCTTCTTCTGATCCAGAAACTTTAGTATGAATCATAATTCCAGAAGATCTTAAATCATTTGGCGCATCTGCTCCAAATCCTTGAGGAGGTGAAATAACTAATCTAGCTTCAGCACCTGATCCGCCTCCACCTGATAATGTGACTTGACCATAATCATACCCATAAGGATATAATAAAGTAGAAGAATCGTTTAGGAATTCAATCTTAGCAACTCTACCAGAATCTGTTGCAGAATCAATTGTAGCAATTGCTGCTGCTGTAGTTCCGTTACCAGTAATAGTAACAGTAGGAGGTGAAGAGTATCCAGATCCACCATCAGTTACAACAATGGAAGAAATCATGCCGGGCACAGCTTGATCTTGAATTTCTTTATGCTTTAATTGAATACCAGTCGCATCTGAATCTAACTCACCGACAATTCTGCTTACGGGCATATAATTAGCAGAAAGGAAATAGTTAGCTTCAATTGCAGAAATAGTAAATAGGAATTTCCAAACATATCCATCAGCAGTTTCAAATGGATCGTTATTTGAGCCGGAAGGTTCTACTATAGAAGGAACAGTTGCTCCTGTATCATTTCTTCCAGTTCTTAAACACATATAGACTCCGTAGTTTTGAGTCATCACATAATAATTGGGTGTTGGATAACCTGCTTGAGTATCATCCCATTGTGAATAAGTTGTGCCAGTCGTCCAATTAACTCTTGGAACAACATAAGATGTGTCAGTGATTTTCTTTACAGCTTGTAAACTTTCTCTAAAGTTTTTAATTTCTTCTGCTGTGTTCACTGGCGGAGGAGGTGTATCAGTACTATCCCAATACTCAGATCTACCTAGGCCAATGTACATATGCTCACTGGAGTCGTTAATACCATCAGTAATATATCTGACGATATTACTTCTAAAATAATCTGTTATTACTGCTACCATTTTCTATGCCCTAAATTATTTTCTATTATTTATACCCGAACCGATGGTTCAAAGTCATAAGATGCTTCCATTAAATCATAAATAGATGTATAATCACTATCAAAATCAGATATTACAATATCTTTATATCCTCTAATCTGAATACTTGGATCAAGTCTAACATTAAAGACTTCTTGTGTAGAATCTGCATTTCTATCTGTATAACTCGAATCATATTCGTACAGCCCATCCATGTTTGTCCATATTAATCTATTTTGTATTGAATCTAATACATACATGGTTGCGCCCATTGTTTGTAGTAGAGTTAGATCTTGTTCTGCACCTTGTGATAAGAAGGTTGTAACTTCTTCAACTATAACCTCGCCATCAGAATCTAAAACAACAATTGGAGCTGATGCTCCTACATCAAATAAAGTTGTGATTAAAACTTCAGCGCCTAGATAAAAACCAGCTGGATGAACATGCTTTCGATATAAATTACCCCATGTTGCAATTGAGATTGGAGATTTTACAAGAACAGATAAAATCTGATTTAGTTTACCATCTTGTAATACATCTAATCCATCAATACCTAATGTAGATTGACCAACTGTAAATAAGTTATGCTTAGGATATTCTAGCCAAGCGTCTTCATTAAAGAATGCACGGAAGAAATTTTCGGCGCTGTATTCTGTACCTTTTACTCGAAAGAATCTACCAAAGTTTCTTATCACTTCTCTTGGTGATGTAAACTGAGTATGAGCAACACCCATACCAATTTCTTTAAACATTAAATCTATTTGATCAAGAGTAGCTTCTTCAATATCTCTTATTGTATAAAGATCTTCAATGAGTTCACCAAAATTCTCATCACTATCTAAGAAATCATAATAAGCTTCAAGGAAAGAAATTAGATTAGGATATTCAGAAGACCAATATTCTGGTAAGACATCTCCTACCAGACTTCGTTTCATAGTAATTGGTAAACGATTTAAATCACTAAGAGTTTTCATTAGAGTGTTACTTTCGTATTCTGATCATCTCTTAAAGCATTTGTAACAAGCCGGGATTTATCAAGTTTAATAATATAATTACGTAAAGGTTTAATTACTGATTGATTATATGGAGTCGCTCTCACTTCAATATAAGTTCCACCTGAAGAAGAACTTAATGGTGTAATCTCTGAAATCCAAACCTCACCTTTCTTAGCATAGTAATCTCCAACATTTGAAGTAATAACTTCATTCGTTATTGCATTTACGAGTTCTAATTGAGTACTATTCAGTTTATTACGGATATATGCTGTTCCACCTGTAATCTCAAAGTTTGTTGTCCGTATGATATAATTTACATCATCAGGTTCTGCGAGTGGAACTGGAAAATTAATAGTGTATGCAAAAGTTGCGGTAGATCCAAACTCTGGTTCAAATCTCATTCTCATTTTTACATCCGCTTTTGAAGAAAGGATTGCTTCTTCGGCTTCATCAATTGTAGTTAACATATTTGATCGACGGAATGTTTTTTCAAATCCATCAATTGTATTGAAGTAATTGGTAACAATGTTTGTCACCTTTGTTGCCATGTTACCAGCAGTGAGTCCTGTCAGATCTGGATCATAATTAAAATCAACAGTACATTCAAGATAAACATTTATTGGATCGACAAACTTCGGTGTGATTGATGTTACTGATAATTTATCTGTTAGATCAGATACAATCTTCGCTTTGACACGAGTCTGCGTATTTGCATCAGTTCCATCATCAAACTGAAGACTTAAATAAACCTTTCCATAGTCAATAGGAATATTATCTTGTCCACCCCACGCTGCGACTTCATCAACTTGAGAAAAGTTTGAAAGAATCTGTGCTTGATAATCTTCAGGAGTTACAAGTCTTTGTTGAGATGCAAACGCGATCGGCGCTGTTTGGCGTATCTGTTCGATCGTTTGTTTATTTCTTCCACCTGTTGAATTACTGAATGTTGTAACACCTTGATCGAATTGCACGCCTGAATAAGTTAAAGTACTCTGTGGAAAGAAGTCTGCACTCCCATTTGCATCTTCTCCATCTGGTCTCAGATATGTTACGACTATCTTTGATCCTGGACTTGGTGCTTTACCGTAGGTCTGTCCATCTCCGAAGGTAAGTTCATAGGCGCCGTTAGGCGCCTCGCGGAGATCGTAATAAGTCGAGCTCGAATTAACTGTAATCGCTTTTGTAATACTTGTATATTCTTCATAAGAATTTGAGGTAGGAGTATCATAGACATATACTCTTGCACTGGAAGTATCCATTTGAGTATCAGGAATCACATATACTTGGTAATCATCTGATGTACCTACATAGAAATTCTTTGTTTTAATATCACCCTGATAGACAGGTATCTGATAATCGGTATCATCTCCTACGCCATTTCCGTAGTCATTTTCGAAGGTATAGATTCCTTGTCCGTTATTCTCTGCGGTGTACTCCTCAAGAGTATAGAAGGAATATGTAACTCCATCAAGTGTTGCTGTATATTCTGTATATTGTGGTAGTTTAATTGTCGTTGGTAGAACTGGTAGAGTCGATAGATTGACTGATATACGGAGTACTGCAGAGGACGCTGTGTTACTGCGAATATTCAAACCAAGTTCTTCTGCTCTTGATACGATTGAAGACCGGAGTTGCGCAGTGCGCATGAAACTCTCATTCGTAGCAAAGTTTGCTATCAGACCATTTAAATGAGTATTATACGCAAGGACATCCAGTATGTTACTGATACCACTTGCTTCGAAATCAAAGTCAGGAAATTCGTTACTCGCCGCAAGATCCTTTGCTAACGCTGTCTTTATTCTATCGAAATCAAGTGCTGTGCTTCTAACTGTTGTTGCCATATTATCTTAACCTTGATATTGATGTTTCTAAAACGACATTCTCGTCCGTATTCTTTACTCTAAAAGTCAACGTTACTCCGATACTATTATTATCAGGTCGAGCAATGACATCTATTCCTACTACTTCTGCTCTTGGTTCGTAATTAGCAATGGCAGCTTTTATATCTTCTTGTACAATATAATCTACATCATTCCCTGCTAATTCAAAAAGCATGTTTCTCAGATTCGCACCAAAGTAAGGAGCAAACGGCTTCTCATGGAAGTTAGTCTGTATTAGATTCTTGACTGCTTGCTTTACTGCGGCAGCATCATTCTTCTTATATAGATCTCCGTTTCCCTTGGCTTTAAACAGTAGATCGATATCCGTATAAGCTCGGGCTCTACTCGTAACAATAGCCGGAGTATTTAAACTTCCATCCTCTACTGCGAACGATCTTCTTGCCATTGGTGTATCCTTTTATTGTCTATTTATATAGTAAACCCTGGGGGTAGTATTTTCTCGTGAGAAAAAAAATTTTCGGTGAACCTACTGAACTTTTTTCTGAGTATTAACAACCTCGTTATCATGGCCTTCGGCTCGGTATATGGCTTTTTCCTGTCATTTAAAAGCCCCCTACTGCAGGTCTCATTTCGACTAACGATGTGGCTGACTGTAGTACCTCGTTATAGTATGTCGATAGCTTCTGTTCGAATCTTGCTGACAAATCCTCTGGTATAACAGGTGTCGTTATTATAAGAGAAACATGTTGGTTGCCACTTGGATCGAATGTATCATATCTAAGCGAGAGTTCATTAAACTGACTTGCATTCTTGACTAATCGAGCAAAATCAAATAATTTCTCTGGTGATAGTAATCCTGTTGTATTGTTATGTACTTCATAAGCAACCGCTCTACCAGTCTGCCTTAGATCTAATATAGAATCTGGATCTATTGTCTCAGTCTCGCTAGGTCGGTACAGCCCTTCTGTGATTACTAGATTGTGTCCTGCCATACTCTTTAAGGTGTTGAATAGATTAACAAATCCTGTATGGGGCAAGAGGTTTCGAAGAATCTGTCTTCTTTCTTCAAGGTCTGTAATATGGTTTATATTCGCTACATCTCCATATCCACCAAGGAAGTTGGCCAGAGTAAGCTTATTCGATAGTGGTGTATTCGGTATAATAGAAGTCCAACGACTAGGGTTATACCGTCCTTCTACCTGTATCGTAAGATTACGGGCTTGGCCTGCTGATTCTGTCTGAGAGAATGTGGTACCACGGAATCCATCTTCTGGCAATTGGCCAATAGGGTTTTCACCTGTATAGGTATTATCAGTAGTAGCGATGACTCTCCCTATGGACGAAGGAGATGAGTTGGCAAAATTAGGTGCGAGGTTACCTGCAGCTACTTGACTCGTATAGAAGTCTGTATTAGCGAGATGGTTTGGATTCCGTAGTCTTGCTCTTGTTTCTTCTGTCGTGAGTTCTCTATCTGTAACTCCTCCATTGAGTTTTGTACCATCGATACCTTCTGCAAGAGATCCATCTGGATCGATATTAATTTTTGTGATACCTGCTTCTGAATTATCAAGGAAATCGTTCATTAATGCACCAGTCGGAAGGACAGTAGCTTTTGTATCAAGAGCAGTATTTGTAACGGATCCACCATGAGAAGCGCCGAAAGATGCAGTTCCTGCTCGAACTGCTCCAGTTGCTGTACCTGTAAGATCTCCATGAAAGGTATCTGCTGACATCGATTCTGCATAGAGAGATTTTTGGAAATGGCCATTGTAGCCATAGTAAATAATGTTCTGTCCGCCGATTGTGCCGGTATCTCCGATTGCTGTGAGATCTCTTGCTCCGATATTGATATTGTTTGATGCAACGTCGAGTTCTTCTTCTGATGAGATTCTTGTTTTTGTTTTTGAGAAGAGTGACATCGCACCGTGATTGACGACTTTGTAATCGCCTTTGACATAGCTTGTAAGCCCACCAAGACCGAGGCTGAAGATATTACCCAGAACCTGATCTTGAAGATTTTTTGTGATGACTCTCCGAACTGATCCCGATATGCGAGAAATCATTGAGCCAACGAGGCTTCCAACGATCGATCCATTGACTCTCCAATTGAGATTTCCACCAACCTTGACACTCATATCTCCGCGAACATCAAGATCGAGGTTACCGAAGACAGTGATTTTACCATCTCCGCCGATTGCCATATACTTGTTTCCGTCCGTTGATTCGACGTTATTGTTCTTTGAATTGATGACGATTGTACCATCAGGACGAATATCGAACCCTGCGCCAGTGTTATGATGTATGAGAATTCTTTCGCCACCGGGTGTATCATTAATCTCAATGACGTGTCCTGTTTCTGACTCGTTGACATCTGACTTTGGATATATTGATGCAACATCTTGTGTGATATTATGCTCTACGTTTGGAACAGTGGTTTTGACATCCAGATTATTGATTTTTTCGCCACGTGCAGCACGATTGACACCTGATTCGTTTGGTCCATATTGAGGATATATACCACTTGCATCACCCCAGGCGTCTGATGTACGGCCATCTGAGTTGACTTTTCCTTGTCCTTGAGCAGCAATTCTGTCCTGTAAGTCATCTTTTTCGGTTGTCATTTTCTTATCCTATACTATTGCTGTCAGTTGTTCAGGTGAAAGCGGACCTTGTGCCGCGGCGATCACATTTCTTTTGCCAAATTTTGTCTCTAAATATTCAGGTACATTGAATCCCGGATCGACTTTTCGATTCGGATCAGTGTCATTATGACCGAATCCTTGACCAGCTGGAAACACTTGATAGAATGCTCTACACCAGTCATCGAATGCCGCAAACTGAGGACTCGTAATTGAATCTGCACTAATGAACTTATTCGGATTCGGTGTACCACTCGTACAATTATATCCTGCAACGAAAGATATTCCTATTGAATGCTTATTATGTCCTCCAGCAGCAGCATGTGCTCCTTGAATTCCAAGCGGTCTACCTCTTTCGATTGTACCATCTCTCTTGATAATGTAGTGATATCCTAGTCCTGCAAACTGAATATCTGTTCGACTAATCATATCTTGGTGAACACGTGCAGCTCCCACTCCTTCTGAATCGAGGTAGTGAGCTGTCCAATGAACAACGAACTCTGTGATTGGTCTTTTGCACTGAAGAAATTCTGCAATCAATTCTTCAATTGAATTAACTTCGTTGAATCCTGACCAGTTTGAAGGTGTAGACCGACCTTGCCATCCCGCAGTTTCACCACCAATGACTTTTGGTGTGTGAGTTGATGTACCAAGACCACCACCTAATACAGTCGTTTGTGTACCAGATGGAGTACCGATTTGACTTGTTGGAGATGATGGCACAGCATGAACGTCTTCTTCTAGCTTTGCAAAGTCAACTGTAGAGTACGGCTGCATAATCTGAACTGCAACTTCTGGCCGACCATCTGCAATTGCTTGTGTAGCGAATCTAACATCTTCTTCTGGTATTGTATTGCTTGTCAATGAACGGATTTCTCTTTCGATATAGTTATCGACTTGTAATGCAGCATTATCGAGCTTACCATATGTAACGGATACATCACCAAGCGAAGTCGAAATGGTTGATGATAAGCCACTCACAGATGATGAAACCGAATTTACGATTTCAGTTAATGCACCTGTTGTAGTGTTAACTGCATTGTATGCAGCTGCTGCAGATGAACTGTATTGTGGATCTATGGTATCTGCAACGATTTTGTCATAGTTAGGCGTTTTGCCTGTAATGTTGTGAACATTCGATTTGATTGCTCTTGAAGTGCTTGCAATAACGATTTCATTTGGTTCAAATGATGTTGGAAAAGTTGTTCTTCCAGTAACTAATCTCAAATCAGCAGAAAAATTTTGTGTATTGATTAGAATATTTGAGAATCCTGGCATTGATGCTCTAATACGCACTACTCCAAAATTGAACTCGGCTGCGACGTTAATGCCTAGGCCTGTGTTCGTTAAATCTACATTTGAAGTAAGAGATTCTAGCCCATTGATAGTAGTTCTTGACCTACCTAAGACCATTCCTCGTTGTAGTGCTGAGCTAAATTGATTTGCAGCATTCTGTATTTCACTTTCTACTTTTTGTAACTGTGAAAATGCTGGAATATTTCCAAGAACTTCATTTAGTGATGGTAAAGAAATTTGTACGTTCACGCTCATTAGTTACCTCCACCAACTGCTACTCCATTCGAAGCAAATCTGTTATATGCATCCATTGCTACATTTTGACGAGTAGGTAAGCTTGGACTATTATATGCGCCATTTGTTAATGTAAATTCAGGTCTTTCATAATATCTACTTACTACAGTCGTAGCATCTCCAACTGATCCGCTCGCTCTTATTTTACCATGCGCTTGGCTTTCGGTTGTATTTAATTCATGCATAACGAAATTAAGTTGAGTTGTAAGTGAGTCAGGGGGCAATCCAACCTCTTCAGAATATGTTATTAGGTCATCATAACGACTACCTCTCCATTGAGCTAATCCAAACGCAGGCTTTCCCTTGTCATTAGGATTTAGAGCTTTAGGATCTAAGTTCGATTCAGCATAGAAATTGCCAACAAATGCTGCAGCTTGATTCGGTTGAAATCCTTGAGCTGTAAAGAAGTTAAAAATCTTTTCAGCATTTGTGCCACCTGATAGTGCAGTATCTATTTCACCATTTGGTATACCGCTATCGTAACCCGGTATTTGATGTGGACCTCTTGGATCATAGACTCTATCCTGTCGGCCAGCATTTGAATGTTTTGGTACTCGGCCTGATCCATTTTCTTTATAGTGTAACGTACCAAGTACAAGTGGACACTGTGAATTTTTACCATCAAGCATTATTCCAAACACTTCAGCACCAGGTAATATTTTTGAATATCTTCCTTTTCCAGACACTCCACCTTCTGTGCTTGGAGTTAGACACTGTGCCCAAGGTAGGACTGATGTAGGCATGTCGGCTTGACTTCCGGAGTGTATACCAAAAATTCTAACTTGAACTCTTCCTAATTTATCTGGATCTCGATTATTTACACATTTCCCTAGCCACCATCTTGTTTCATCACCATAGTGGTGATTTTCTATAATTTTAGGAATTCTATCATCCAACAAACTCATAGTTATACTCCACGTTTAGAACCTGTGGCTAGTTTAGCACAAGTTAAGTTTACAGTGTATCTATTTGCCGTGAACACATGTCTTGCTGAATACACCATGTATTGACCTGATCTCTTATAGTCTACAACATTTCCACCATCAGTATCATCATTAATTTGAAACATCACATTTATTGTGTTACCAATTGTCATATTTTTTCTTCTTAAGAAGAAATTTTTGCCTGGTACGTTTATGTCTACTGGACTTTTTAAGAGAAAATTTCTTAACGCTTTTGATGTAACTTTTTCTTGGTGCTCCATGCTGTTTTCAGCTTCATAAATATTATTTGCTCCAATATATGTCCGACTACCAGCAAGTTGTGTTATATGTCTAGCAGTTGAGGTATGTAAGCCTGAGGAATTATCATATACTGGTACGTTTTGTGTTGATGGAAATACGCCTCTTGTCACCATACTGCTAAATGATTTTTGAATATCATGCTTAATTTTATATGAATTAGCTTTGATAGGATCTACAAATTCCCATTCAGCACCAACATACCCTTGATTTGATAACCTAAGTAGGTTCTCGGATTCAGGTTGTCTATAAGTTTGTATAATAAAGCACTGATCTTCGAAATCCATTTTTGGACTTTGTGAACCAAATGGTTGAGCAAATATGTAGTCTCGACCTTTATTAAGTGGTCCAAGAGAAAGAATTGTTTCTAAGTCAATATATCGTAATCTTTCATCAGCAATCGATGCATAAAGAAAATATGGAGATCCGTATACATCACGTGCTCTATCCTTTATCCACATTGCTGCTTGAAGTGGAGACATATTAGGAACTAAGACTCGCATGTCTTTGTACGCATCAGGTTTATTTTGACTCATAACTTCTATGCCAAGGGTATCGGTTACAATGCCGGTAATTATATCTTTACACTTACCTTGATATGCTTTATTAACATTGATAGTTGATGATAACCAAGCATACTCATCAATAAATTCCATCAAGAACGTTTCGTTATTATCATTAGATTTTATTGATTGCTTGACATTCGTAATTCGAAAATTACGATTGATAGTAAAATCACCAGATTGATCAGTGCGGATAGTAAGTGAAAGTGTTTCTGTTCCTTGCCAGTTTACCTCATTATAGAGACCGGCATTGTCATTGAACAAAATGTTTCCAGTTAAGAATGGTTTATCGACATGTTCAAATATATTAATTTCTGAAATGACACGTGCTAAGTCTACTACAAAAGACATTCTGTTTGCAGACACAACAGCACTAACGATTTCAAAATCAAAGGGTGTTGCTTCGCTCATCCATCAGTACCTGTTAATGCTTCTTGGAATGCTTGGTCAATATCATTAATTACATTTGGTCTAAGTACTTTAATTTCTTTTAGCTCGTCATTAGCTCGTTCATATCTGTCCAAGTATGTAATTTCTGTTAAAAGAACACCTGGTCCAATTAATGGATCAATGTCTACTGTTTCTTTATCAGCATTTTCATAATGATGAGCTGCAAGATATTCTTTTACAAATGATGTACCATTTCCACTATTCGTGACATTGCCAAACGTATCTTTTTGAACGACTACCTCTCCACCGCTTGTAAAGCTAGAACTACTCGTTCTTTCATATGTAATTTGTCCTAAGTCTAGATTTCTTCTTAGAATCTTTCCAGTTGCTCCGCTTGTTAATCCTTCAAATGTAGTGCCTACAAGAAATTGATCATGCATTAACTCATCAAATGTAAATGTTTCGTTAGGATAATCTTTCTTTGCCTTTTCTACTACTTGATTATAATCTAAAGGCCAGCCTTGACGGCGGACTTTATCATTTAGTAAATAAAATGTCCAATGGAATCTAGTGTCACCATAAAGCTTGAAAGATAGCCAATCAGGTCTTTCTTTTGGAAGGATTGTGTACATTTGGTAAAATGCAGCATCGTCTCTTACTCTATCAATTATATCAATATATGCGGTGAGATCTTGAATAGCAGTAATATTTTTTGAATCACCGAATTGATAATTAGTGATAGGAAAATTTCGAAAATAAGCCATTAGAAACCTCCAGCAATATCGTCTTTGTCCAATGTTCTGGATTCTACGAAACTCATCGCGATCTGAATCTCTTGGAAATTTCCATCTTCAAAAAATGCCATTGAAGAAGGATTATAGTTGGTTTGAAAATTACGTAAATATGATTTTAATATTTGAGTTGCCACTAACTTACCATCGTACTCAATTGATATGGCAAACTTATTTGGAAACTTATATGCTACAGGAATATTTCCAGCTTTAATTGTTTCAGGATATAACTCAGTCCTAAAAAATTTAATAATGTTGACAATTTCCTGAGCTTCTCTTTGAGTCTTTGGAATCATAGTGAATTGAAAAGAAAATTCTCTAATGTTTACAGCTTTAAAAATTGCTCTAGTGTTTGGTGCTGGTGTAGTTTGAAGTGCTGATCTAACTGCTCCACTAATAGCACCATCACTGACCATCCCCGAAAGCCTTGCAGCAGCTGCTCTAGCTGCATCTTGTGTTAAATTACCTCTAAAAAAATCTGCAATTGAACTAAACGTAGCTCCGGCTGAATTAACTAATGCTTCTAAAGGTGCGGTGCCTGCTTTCAATCCTGCTTCAAGTGTAGATCCAAACACTCCTAAATCTACGTTTTCAATTTGAACACCATCTTGAATTTGTATTGACTGTGGCATGTAGATGCTACACATATTACCAGTTCTTATTTCTTGTGATTTGCCAACAAATGCCCCTGAGCCAATACCCACATTTGGATCATCTAAAGATGGAATTTGATTAGGACCACGTGGATCATTTGGATCATTTGAGCTTATAATAGGTGTTCCTCCACCTAACGCTGCATCAGCGCTGGATATTGCATCATTTACAGCTCTTTGAGCTCTTTGAGTTATTGTGGGAGGAATGGTTCTCCATACGTCAAATCTAATTCGACCCTTGTATTTGTCTTGTCCTGAGATAGGAAATTGTAATTCAGCCATGTAAACTTCCAATAAATAGAAAAATCTTATCAGTATTTATATGGATCCTATGAGTTATAAAGGAAGATACACAGTTAAAAATAAGAAGAAATATAGAGGAGACAGCTCTAATGTAGTCTATCGATCTATGTGGGAAAAATGGTGTTTTAAGTGGTGTGATGAAAATCCTAACATTAAGACATGGAGCTCAGAAGAAATAGTTATACCATACTTATACGACGTTGATAAGAGATATCACCGATATTTTATGGATTTAAAAATAACATACACTAACAACACAACTGTGCTGGTTGAAGTGAAACCTGAAAAACAAACAAAACCTCCTGTTTACCCCGGAAGAAAAACAAAAGCATACCTTTCTGAAGGTTTAGAATACGTGAAAAATCAAAATAAGTGGAAGGCTGCAAGTGAATTTGCTAAAGACAGAGGCTGGCAATTTCAAATCTGGACAGAAAAACATTTAGAAAAAATGGGAATAAAACCAAAACCACTGAAACCTATAAAAAAACTTAAGCCGCTAGGACCAGTGAGAAAGAAAAAGAAATGACTATACTCACAGATGATTCAATATTCATCCACATTCCAAAGAATGCTGGAACAAGTATCAGTAACTGGCTAATTGATAATTGCAAAGGGAAATGGTATAAGCCAAAGTCATGGCAAGGAAAACATTTTATGCTTAACCAGTTACCTACACCACACAGGATAAGAAGAAATACTATTTTCTGCTGTGTTAGAAATCCATGGCAAAGAGCCTTTAGTTACTACAATTACTATAAGAACACAGAAAATAGAGCGGTTGACGGCTTAACATTCGAAGAATATGTAATGAACACTGACATGGCTCAATTTAAAGTACCACAATTAAGGTATATTGATCCTTCAACTATAGTT